ATTGTCTTGCTCGCGAAGGTTCAGCACTTGCGTACCTACATCCTTCTTTAGGCTTCAGAAATGGTTGTGGCATAACGAACATTTCGGTCCGCCCCCATTCCCTATTTCAACCGACCGGCCGGGTTTATCATCTATGCAGAACCGCTGCCTCCAACTCATCAACTTCAGGAAAGAGTTTCGACAAACCGTTGAACGAATCAACTGACGTTAGTGTACATCCGTGGGAGGGTTTCCCCATAATCCATCTTTCCTTAATTGTTTACTAGAGCGGGAGCGCTAAGCTACACGTGGCACCTACGGCGTTAAGGTCATTTCTTATCCTTAGCGAACAGCTCGACTGAGCCGACGTCTACCTCTCCCGCGAGAAACTCCTCGTACGTGGGCAATTTCCCTCTCATTGGAATGAGTAGCGGAAACCCACGATCAATATGCCTCACACGTTGCATAAACACTTTGGCGCCACCCACACTTCTGGAAAGAACACCAGATTCGCCGCCGTACAAGTACGGTTTAAAGTCTGGGGCATCTTCCCTGGTGGCCGAGATGGCTAAGTGAAAGCGCATAGCAGCGCGTGAGCTCGAGAAAATCTCATAACCCGTCCTCCATTTCCAAGCGGCTAATTCAGCCAAGTTTTCCTTCTTCTCCTGATCATCCAAAAGATCAGGATCGACATACTCACAAGTGAGAGTCAATCCATTCTCTATTTTCAGACTAGGCACAATCCGGTTACTCGGCCCAAGTCGCAATCCAAATTTCTTTGTCGCTCTGTACGCCAATGGGCCTCGAAAACCCAAATCGTGCGTAGTCAGACCTAAGGGTCTAATTTTTCCTATGTTCCAGCTAAACCAGGCTAAGGCGGCGCGATACCGCAATGACCCCTTAAGCCCGGCAATAAAATCATCAAACCCCTTCGAGAGAGTGTCCAAAGATTCCGACTCACGTAACATTCCCATTCGGACAGTCGCGACTACACGATAGAAGGCGCCGAAGCGCCGACAAAGTGTAGAATTAAGCGAACCGAACTCCGGTGAAACAGAAGTCTTCGTCTTTTCCACTTCAAGAGAGAGTGAACTTACTACGTCCATCCAGCGCGCACTGAAGTGCGGGCCAGACCGGAATAGTATGTCATCTCCATTGATCAAACACGGGAAACCCGAATTGTCAATCCCAACTGACTCGCCTGCGTACAAGAAAGCGATTCTATTCTGCAGACAAAGCAGAGGGAAAGACAAAAAGGACCCCATCATTTGACCCCTCGAGGGAACAAAATCATCAATACCGTGCTCAAGGTTGAACAAATGAGGACGCAAGATACCCATGGCGTATGCTTTCATCGATCCCGGCACAGAGACCGTGGACCTAAGCAACTCGTCAAGGATAGCCTCGGCAACCTCGATAGAAAGGTTGTCGGTGGCACTCTTGTAATCCCCAGATGTCAAGGTCTCACCTTCGACATAAGAAAAACCAGCGCGCTGTAGAACGTCAGTTGTAAAATCACCGCGGCATAGCCACTTCTCGCGCGATAGTCTATCATAGATCGCCTTGTGAAGCGGTCTCAAGTGTATCGCGTCCGCCGAGAATTTGCTAAGTGGGCGGGGCTTGCCCGCGCTTTGAACGACAGTCAGAGCC